GTGGAGTCCACTACCTGTTGGGTAATCCTAAACCAAATGGATTGATTCGGTTGAGGAACATCCTCATCAATATGCCACCTACGGGCTCATTGACTACTGGGGCCGGGTTCATGGCCGGCTCAGCATTTCCCTGCTGAATGTCACGTCTGACGGGTCTATGAACTTCTCTTTCGGGTTCTCGCAGTACGGCCTCACGATCAGGTACTACAGGGTTAATTCTTGGCATCACGGGCCCAATTAACGGTTGTACTTCCATTTCACGCGGTACAGGGTTGACTGGCTGTAACAATGCCTGTCGATGGATAGCTTGACGCTGATTGTTGTATTCAACAGTGCCTACTTGCACTGGAACAGCTTCGTCAACTATCATACCCACTCCGTAATCCATTTTGTAAAATTGAGCCACAGAACTCAATCTCCATCGCTGACCTACATGTAAATCAGATATGACGGCTACTAACTCATCAACATCTTCCTCGGTCAAGTCATACCTTCTCATAATACTCGCAGTGCAGTCACCGGTTTTTGCCGTCCTATTATGCATATAATAGGAATCTTTAGTCTCATCCTGTAAAAATGAGAGTGCAGACTCAGTAACAGTAAAGCTACTGGATGAAAAACGCTTACGCAACGCATCAAGAATGCGATTTGAAGGTTCGTGTTTGAGTCCAGTGATCACTCCAGTCCAGAAACGATTCATGCGTTCCTCTGCTGTGAGTGACCTAAACTCTGACACGTCAATACCAAGTTGGTCATGAGTCATGTCACCATCAACACATCCTAGTTTCCTAAAGATGCGTCCTAAATTGGCGCACATGACATATCTATCACCACAAAGGACTGGAGAAAATTTCAAGAATTGAATTTTCTCAACACAATCAACTTCGTCACAGGTGACAACATGACCTACTTGCTCTGCTCCCAGTTTCACACATTCTGCATATGGTTTATCGGTATGAACCATATAGTAGATTGCACTCAAAGAGAGCAGGATGGATCCCAAATGATTCCACACTGATGTATTGCTATGCCCTGAAGGTTCATATGGTGAGTTGAACAACAGTCTCAGAAAGGCTTCTGAGGTAGGACTAGCAATATCAATAGGCAAACATGCTAACTTCAACAAGCCTAAAGCGAGTTGTGGACTAAAGTTAGATTGTAGTAAGGACATTCCAAAGAACACTGCAGCATCTTGCCCAGCATCGTTTGATGAAACATCATTATTACTCATGATTGACCTTCCTCGTACATTTCCAGCCATGCACGAATCATCAGAGTGGATCGCTACAAATACGTAGTCTTGTAAAAACCTCGCATCTGCACATTTCTGTGCTACGTGGTCTAATTCATCACTAGATGGGTTGGGTTGAGCATAAACGAACACTTCGATCATAACTTCCTCAATCTTGAACATGTGGGTGCCATGGAGACCCAATTTCACATGCATTGGTACTAACGGTGCATAAGCACTTTCAGTATCAAGATTGACAAACAATCGACACGGTTTGCCACATTTCCCAATCTCATCTTTGATGCAGACTGCCATACTTTTCAACGCGGAATACTCTTCGTAATGGTAATGACGACCATTTACAAATTGTTCACGTTGCTTCGCTTTAGCATTAGGTATTTTGGCCCACAACTCACGCCCATAAAACGGAGAGTGTTCATACCATGATGCTAAAGCGGCATACTTTGACGCATGGATCCATGTTTTCACAGAATCCATCACACGTGCCACATAAGAAGGGCACACGATAGTTTGTAAATAACCAAAACTATCTTTTATAAAAGCGTCAAAGCCCGGTAAAATTGGGGAACAGTTTTCTAAACGTACTGTTCTTTTCCCTATGCACATGTTCAGTAATTCTTGATGGTGGGCGTCTGATGGGTCAGCG